AGGAGTAGTTTTACTATTCGTAGGTTTGCTTGTTGATATCGCTACAAAATTTGAAACTACAGGTGTAGGATATGATGAAAATGGAGATAGTTTGGGTTGGGCAAGTTTCCAAAACTTAACTATGTACTTCATGTTACCAATCTTTGTACTGTTTCAACTAGTCATGGCGTGGAGAGTATCTACATACATGTCACTAGGTGGAATGGAAGGCGAAGTCGTAATGTCAATCATACCTGGCATCTTAGCAATGCACGAAGGCATAACAGGTCTTAACTTAATCGGTGCAACACTATCATCTGGTATCTTTATTGGAATCGGAATCATCTATGGTCATGAGTTATCTCATACTAAAGGATTTGGATTTGTAATATCAAGAACTATGATGGCGTTATCTGGTTCAGCACATTTCTGTTACGCTCATGTATACAACCATCATCTAGAACTTGCAAGTGAAGATGACCCTGCTACTGCACCTCGTGGTAGAACAATCTATGGTCACTATCCACTTTCATATCTAGGACAATCTAAATTCCTTTTTAATATGGAAAAAGAAAGATTGGCTCGTATGGGTGTATCATTTATCTCTTGGCAAAATCGTTGGATAAGAGGATATCTAATGGCAGTGCCAACAGTTGCATTATTCTTTGCAGCTGGTGGATGGGTAGGAATGGCTGTTCTAGCAACAATTTGGGGAATCTCAAATTTCGAACTAGAAGCACTTAACTATCTAGAACACTATGGATTAATTCGTGTCAAAGACCAACCAATTGATTACAGACACAATTGGGATAATTCAACAGCTTTTACTGCATGGTTCTTTATTGAAATCGGTAGACAAGCAGACCACCATGACAGAGGTGAAACTCATTTCTGGGAATTGGAAAATGTTGGATGTCCAAACACAGGTTGGGGATACTTCGTAGTATTCTTTATCGCATTAGTACCACCTATATGGCATTGGTACATGAGAAAAAGATTAGCTGCTTGGGATACACATTTTGCAACAGAAGAAGAACAAGCAATTGCTAGAAGAATCAACAAAGAAGTTGGTTACGAAGGCACACCTTTTGTTGGAGATGTATTACAAGACGCTGGTAATGTAGACTTAGGTATGCGTTCAGCTAAAAAGTAGTTAACTCTAAATACTTATGGAATTGGGGTAGAGAAGTCTACCCCTTTTCTTTTTTGGTCTTATAAATAATAGTATGACAACAGAAACATCACCATTAAACAGACAACCTACTGCACTAGACTATTCAAGTCCTACACAGTTTCGTTTTCTAATTAATCAATTACCTAAAGTACAATACTTTACTACTGAGGCAAACATACCAGGCATTACATTGAGTGATGTTGAACTAGGTTCACCACTTAAAAATATACCAATGTTAGGTGATAAACTAACATACGAAGACTTAGCAATATCTTTTATAGTAGATGAAAATTTAGAAAACTATATTGAGATGCATACTTGGTTAACAAGTATTGGATTTCCAAAAGACAGAAAACAATTTTCTGAATTTAGAAGTACAACTTCAAATATGTCCACAACAACAAGAGGTGAAAGTAAAGACATAGGTGATGTAAGAGCAACAACACCAGAAATATCTATGACTAGTGATGCTGTAATGACCATACTAACAAATAAAAATAATCCTGTAGTAGAATGTCGTTTTAGAGATATTTTTCCTACAAGTTTAAGTAGTTTAGATTATTCTCAAAATCAAACTGATGTTGAATATCTAACAGCAACAGTCAATTTTAAATATACAATATATGAAATAATAACACTATAAATACTTATAGATTTATTATTGTGGAGTGAACATGACCTTAGATGAATTAAAAATTCAAGTCGCAATGGACTTGAAAGTAAATGATGAAAGACTTGATACCGAATCTTTAAAAAACCAAGAACTGTATGCAAAGTACTTAGAAATAAAAAGTAACTTTGAGTTATTGATGTATAAAGCAAAGGGTGATTACAAAAGACTTTATCGTGAAAAGTGGGAATACTATGGCGGTAAAGCAGATGCAAAAATTTATGAAACAAAACCTTTCGATTTAAAAGTACTTAAATCAGACTTATCTATCTACATTGAATCAGATGAAGATATAATCAAAATAGAAAATAAAATAGTATACTTAGAAACAGTTGTCAAGTATGTTGATGGTGTACTTAAATCTATAAGTGCCAGAGGATGGGATATTAAAAATGCAATACAATGGAAAAACTTTGAAGCAGGATTGATGTAATGATAGATGTAAACAATGATTTCGTAGAAGAACATATCTCACAACTGATAGACTTTCAAATGAAAGAAGTATCATGGCAATATGATTATGATTCTGTTGCTGGTGGTAAAAATAAACATTGGCATGTACTTGCTGGACACAATATACAAGAATGTAATTTAAATGGATTCGATTTTGTAGAACCTATATGGAATAACATACAAAAGAAATATGATGTAGACATGGAAAGAGTTTACTTCAATGCACACACACATGGAATAGAACCACACATACACCAAGATGATGGTGATGTTACTATGATATATTATCCTAGATTAGATTGGAGAAATGATTGGGGTGGTGGAACTTGTGTTCAAGAAATAGGTATGCATCCAGCAAATATTCAATATGAGGGAAACAGATTAATTGCATTTACAGCTGACTTGTTTCATCAAGGTATGCCAGTGAGTAGAGAATGTTATCAATTAAGAACTTGTATCGTATTTAAAACAACATGGAAAGATAAAACTAAATCTAAATGGTATAATAAAAATAAAAATCTAAAACCAGAAGATGTGAAAGTAGATATCGAGTAATGATGAACTACTACAAATTTATTGGACATTATAAAAATATAGTTAGTCAAGAATTATGTAATGCTATAATTGAAGAAGACTTTGATTACAACGAATCTACATACTCTACTCATGAAGGCCAGTCACCAGATTGGAAAAAAAATAAAAGAGTTAAAATGGATGAGATATGGATTCGTAAGGACAATGTTTACTACAATGAGTTAAATCATGCTGTTACTGATGTGGCAGAAAGATACTCAGAAGAAGTTAAAACAAATAAAAGAAATTTTGTAGCACATAAGACAACAGACTTTAGAGTTAACAAATATGAAAAAGGTGGATACATGAGTTTACATTGTGATAATATACATCATAGTCATGGTCAACAATATGGATTTCCACAAGCTTCAGTTTTATTATTTTTAAATGATGATTATAAGGGTGGTGAATTTGTTGTGTCAGAACTACAATTAAATATAAAAAAAGGTGATGCAATTATTTTTCCTTCAAACTTTATGTTTCCACATGAAGTTAAAGAAGTAACAAAAGGAACACGCTGGAGTATAGTATCATGGTTGATGTAACACAACACAAAGTATTTCCTACTTTAATAAATGAATTTCAATTTGATATGGATACACAAGAACATGATTTAGTTATTGATGAACTCAATGATATGGAAAAGTATAAAGAAAATAATCTTATTACTCAAACCACAGATGACTTGTCCAAACATATACCAAAGTTTACAAAACAAATTTTTGATATAACAGAACACATATGTCAAAAGTATTCATACTTATATGATAGATTAGAATTTACAGGTATGTGGGCAAACAAATTAATTAAGGGTGAAGTACATCCACCACATACACATTCAAATAATATTTTTTCTGGTGTATATTATTTAGAGGGTGGTTCACAAATACAATTTTTTGACCCAAGACCACAAGCAAGTGTATTGCATCCTAATTTAAAATATACTACATTTGATAACTCTAGTATGATAGGATTTGATGCATCAAAAGGACATGGATTAATTTTTCCTAGTTGGTTACAACATTGGGTATCAACAACAGATACAACCAGAATTAGTATATCATGGAATGTATTATTAAGAGGTGACTATGGACAACCAAACACATTACAAAATTCACATATCTAAACTCAACGAAGTTTATTTAAAAGTGGAATGTGATAACTCTGGTATCTGTTATGAGTTAGTACAGTACTTTACTTTTGAAGTGCCTGGGCATAAATTCATGCCAGCATTTAGAAATAAAATGTGGGATGGTAAGATAAGATTATTCTCAGATAAGACAGGTAAAATATATGTAGGTTTATTATCTTACATCAAAGAGTTTTGTGAAAGAAATGAAATAGAATATGTTATCGCTGATGATGTTGATGATACAGATAATTTAGATATAGAAAAAGTAAAAGACTTTGTTAAATCTCTTAAACCAAAATCAAAAGGAAAAGAATTAGAAGTTAGAGATTATCAGCTTGATGCTATACAATGTGCATTAAGTAATCACAGAGGTATGTTAGTATCACCTACAGCGAGTGGAAAGTCATTAATCATATATGCACTGATAAGATTCTATCATTATTTACTGAAAGATAAGAAGATATTAATACTAGTGCCAACTACATCATTAGTAGAACAGATGTATTCAGATTTTATTGACTATGGTTGGAATGATAAATACTTACATAGAATATATCAAGGTCATGAGAAAGACACAGATAAACCTGTAATCATTTCAACATGGCAGTCACTCTATAAGTTAGATAAAAAATATTTTGAAAATTTTGGATGTGTTGTTGGAGATGAGGCACATCTATTTAAATCTAAGTCATTGACTACAATCATGACTAAACTAATTAACTGTAAATATCGTTTTGGTATGACAGGCACTTTAGATGGCACACAGACACATAGATTAGTTTTAGAGGGATT